TAATAATTGATAAAAAATTAGAACCACTGAATTATATAGTTCAAGTGGATTCAAATGGTAATTTCTTTTTAAGAATTGTTGATGATTTCACAATGCCGGAAAAATTATATGGAAAAACAGAGAAACATTGCCAGAGAATTTTAAATACCTATAAAGAAAGATCTGGTAACCTAGGAGTAATGTTGGTTGGAAATAAGGGATCGGGAAAATCATTACTATCCAAACTAATCTCAAGAAAATGTAAAGAGATTGGAATGCCAACCATAATAATCAACCAACCATATCATGGAGATACTTTCAATAAGTTTATCCAAGATATTGATGTCAATACAGTAATAATCTTTGATGAGTTTGAAAAGGTATATGAAAAGACTGATCAAGAGAAGATATTGACTTTATTTGATGGGATGTTTGAATCTAAAAAATTATTTGTGATAACATCAAATAGCAGTTATATGATCGATGATAATATGTTTAATCGTCCTGGTAGAATATATTATCAGATTGAATATTCCGGTTTATCTGAAGAATTTATAACTGAGTTCTGTCAAGCTAATTTAAATGACAAGACACAAATCAATTCCATTATTAAGATTAGTAATTTGTTCACTGACTTTAATTTTGATATGTTGAAATCTATGATAGAAGAAATGAATAGATATCAAGAGTCTGCTGAGGAAGCAGTTGAATTATTAAACATAAAACCAAATTGTAATAATAGAATAAATGAACGTAGGTATTACATTGAAGAATTTGAGGAAAATGGAGTGTCAATACTTGACAAGTTAAATTGCACAGTTTATTATATGAATCCATTTATCGAATCTGTCGTAACATCAACAGAAGCAGTTGAATATACAATGAATCCATCGGATATAACAAAGATGAATTTATTATCTGGGAATGTTGAATATAAGGGTGAAAATTTATATATGCGATTGAAAGCCGATTTAACCGGGTCTTTCAATTTTAGGGGTGCATTTTAAAATGACATTCTGTATAATAGAAATATGTACAGAATGTCATTTACCATTTAAGGAATATATCATGGAATTGATTCTAATAGATCATGAAGAGTGTAATCAGATTCTTAAAGATATAATTAAAGAAATAAATCCAGAGCATTACGAGAAACGTATCGGTAATCGGAAACTCACTGAGTTTGTGAATGTGGTTGATCTGGAATATGCTTTATATTCTACATTCATCGAATCTACAGATAGCTTTAATAAACCATATTCAAAGGAATCTAAGTTTAATTTAGTGGCCAAGTCAACTTTGTCAATCCCCCAGGTAGATGGCTGGATATTATTTGAATGGCACTCACATTCATTTAAACTTATATGGAAACTTTATCTTGATGGACTTTATAGTGAAACATTGAGACAACTCCAAATTTTAGTTGAATTATATGAGGAAAAATCGACATGGAAATATTAATGTACTTCTTATGGTTAATTATGGTTACCTACATAATATTAACTATAGATTCAATTAGAACAAGAACACTTGAGGAAACGATACAGAGAACAATTGATTATCATTCTATTATAATACATTATCGTATGCATCGAAAAATTCAAATTTCATTTAGTGATTTATCATATGGAGTTGGGATATTTAATCGGAAAATTTTTAGTTTAGTTGATTCTTTTAAAGAATTGATTTATAATAAATTGGTGGGATTATATATACTGATCCTCATAGCGATTGATAGTGTGAATGAAAAATATTGATAGCAAAACAATCGATGTACACAAAGAAGAATTAGCTACCGATGAAGAAAAATTTTGTCGTATGGTTTGGGAAATTCTTGAAATGGATGCAGTAGCACCAAAGATAGATAAAGTAAAGATAAATCAATTATTTAAAAAAAGGGCGAGAAAAGACTATGAATATGAAAGATTCAATAAAAGAAGCTATCGGGAAAGAGATTAGTGTATATTATAGAATGAATGTTGATGATGAATTTATTGATGATGAATTTATATTAACTGGTACATTAACCAAACATAAAGGTGATAATAATTATTATCAAGTTACTTCATATGGAGCAAATAAACACATAGTATTTTCTGAATCTGAAGTTTATGATGTTAAACTATTATTTAATGAAGTTGGTGCAATAATATTATATTAAGGATAAAATTATGATTACATTGAAAACATTACCACAAGCCACCGCTCAGGAAGTATTTGATCAAGTCGCAAAACATTTATTGACTCAAATGAAGAAAAGTGTTGCCAAAAGGGCAGCAGAAAGTGCGTCAGATTCAAAGTTTTGTATGTATCGTGGATTTGATAGCACTAAATGTGCTGCTGGATGTTTAATATCAGATGATGAATATAAGCCGGAGTTTGAAAATCACAGTTGGTTAGATCTCTCTGGTATTAAATATTTAGTGCCAGAAGAACACTGCTATTTAATCAAACAATTACAAGATATTCATGATTGCTACGAACCAGAAGATTGGAGAGTTAAACTAAATAATTTAGCTGAAATTAATCATCTAAAGCCTATTGACTTTTAAATCATATTATGTCATAATAGGTTATATGAAATAATATATAATGTAGGATTAAAAGAACATGAATAATAATAGCTGTACGATAACATTAATAGAAAAATTAACTTGTCATAATTACATTAATTTATTAATATCTAAAGGAGTTCCAATTGATCCAAAGATGGCTTGGATGAAGGATGGAATCATAGTGCCAGAGATAGGATTCTCAGTAAAGAAATATGTAGATCCTGAAACAGAAACAGAAACATGGACATGGAAAGCTAGAACATAATGACTGTATTTTTAGATGTAAATCAATTTGAAGAGATGATAGAGAATATTGTATGGGATTTAGATGTTAGTTATCTTGATGCAATATTTGAATACTGTGATAAAAATGAAGTTGAATATGAAGATGTAGTAAAGCTAATTAAAAAGTCTATAAAACTTAAACAGAAATTAGAGTTTGAAGGAATTCAAACTGGCCAATTAAAGAGAAACACCGCCGCAGCATTATTTTAAAATGTCTCCAGAATTTGCCGTTAGAATCTGGAAGCCTTTATATATTCATTTCACCAATAAATCTTATAATATATTCACTAGCAATTCTAGGATTAAATATGGATTTGGTGAAATAGAAGAAAAAAGTAAACAGATCATAAAGTTTGCTAGAAAGTTTGATAAGGATACTGAAGCTGGATTCTTTTTAATTGCTAATTATATTGAAGGAAATTTCAATGTTCCTTGGGATTTAGATGAAGAGTCTAATGATAATTATATCAAATGGAAAGGTCGACGGGAATCTATAAGTTATATCGTATCTAACGACAGTAGACTGATTTCCGATAATTGCAATAAATCCGATTTATATACTAAATTTCCACATGAATCAAATCTATTTAAATTATATTTAAATAAGAAAATATCCCCAGAGGCATTAATATTAGTTGATCAATATTATACACCATTTTTAGATAAATGGGGATTAGAATCAATATCTAATATGATGCAAGATAAAGTATTTCGATTGATTAAATATAGACCATTCGTTAAACACAATAAAGATAAAATTAAATCTATTATAGGAGGTGAACTGGAACTATCATAAATATACATGCATGAGAAATAAATTCATTATGATGTAGTACACAATATAATTAAAATAATTAAACGGATACATCAAAATGACATCAAAATACGAATCAGACTTAAGTAAATTAGTAGCATCAGTAGAAGCACTCAATTCCAAAAAAACATACACAAAAGATGAAGATGATCGTTACTGGAAACTTGGTAAAGATAAGACCGGAAATGGTGCAGCGGTAATACGATTTCTTCCAGAATTACCAAAAGAACTTCCATACGTCAGATTATACAATCATTGGTTTCAAATTAAAGAAACTGGTAAATGGGTTATTGGTAATTGCCCAACAACCATTGATGGAAATTCTTGCCCATGCTGCGAAATGTATTTGGAAAACTGGGTAGAGAATGATAAAGCAGCACAAGCATATGCCAATACATTTAAACGTAAATTAAATTACATTTCAAATATATTGGTTATCTCAGATCCAATTAATCCCGAAAATGAAGGTAAAGTATTCTTATTCAGATATGGTAAAAAAATCTATGACAAATTAATGTCAAAAGTTAAACCATTGTATGAATTTGAACAGGCACTAAATCCATTCAATATTCAAAGTGGTGCTAACTTTATTCTACAGGCAAATACTGTTGTATTAGATCCAACAAAGAAAACTACAACTTTATCATATGATCAATCATCATTTCAAACCCCATCAGATTTAACTACAATGGATAATTTGGATGAGATTATGGAATCAAGATATTCTCTATTTGATTTAATCTCAGAAGATAAATTAGATACATATGAATCGATGTCTAAGAAATTAGAAAAGGCATTGACT